GCACCTACATACGCAAGCATCACACTAGATGCTTTCAAGTACGGTGGAATCATTCAGGCCGCTTCTGAGCTAGTAACTGACGCAGGATTCGACTTGGGAGCGCACCTTGCTAACCAGGCTGGAAACGCAATTGGTTACGCAGTCAACGAAGCACTAACCGTTGGAACTGGTTCTTCACAGCCAAACGGTATTGTTACCGCTTCGGGTGAAGGCGTTGTGGGCGCAACCAGTGTAGCTGGTGCGTTCACTGCCGACAACCTAATTGACCTTATCTACTCAGTAGACGGTGCAACTAGGCGCAAGGCGTCATTCGCGCTTCAGGCTAACACCTCGTCAATCGGTGCAATGCGTAAGCTAAAGGACACCGCAGGGAACTACTTGTACAACATCTCCCAGGTAGGCCCAGCCGGTCAAGACACATTCGCTGGTTACGCTGTATTCGAGAATCCACACATTGAGGACACCGCAATAGATGCGAAATCAGTCATTGCTGGTTCACTTGACAGCTACAAGGTTCGTATGGCAGGTGGCCTAGAGGTCGCATCGTCAACTGACTTTGCTTTCCAGAACGACCTAACCACTTGGAGATTCACCATGCGTCTTGATGGTGACCTAACTTCAAACACTGAGGTCAAGCACTTCGTAGGCGGCGCAAGCTAACCCACGATACAGACCGAGGCCCCGTCACTTGTAGGTTAGTGGCGGGGCTTCGCTGTTTGTTCTATGCAACCCTAAAGTAGAATAGAAGCAGCGGAAACAATCTAGCTAAAAGAAGTGAGGCAAAAGTGGCCATAACCAACGGCTATTGCACCCTAGCTCAAATCAAAGCATCTGCCGGTATTACCGACACAGTAGACGACGTATTGCTTGAGCTTGCGGTAGAAGCCGCTTCACGCGAGATTGACGGCGCAACCGAGCGGCAGTTCTTCCAGACGACTACAACGCGTGTCTATGCGCCTCGCGACTCGTTTATTGCAGAGATTGATGATCTTGTATCGCACACTCACATCAAAACCTCCACAGCCGCAGACGGCGTCTTTGATGAGACTTGGACATCTACCGACTACCAGCTTGAGCCGCTCAACGGAATAGCTGGCGGCATCGCTACGCCAAGAAACATAATCCGAGCAATTGGCGATTACACCTTCCCGGTTGTCGGCGGCGAGGCAACAATTGAAATCGCTGGGACTTTTGGCTTTAGCGCAGTGCCAATTCAAATAGTGCAAGCAACGGTCATACTTGCATCGCGTATCTTCAAGCGCAACGACTCACCGCTCGGCGTAGCAGGCTTTGGCGAAATCGGCGTGATTAGAGTAGGCAGGTTTGACCCCGATGTTGAGGCAATGATTATGCCATTCAAGAAGGTACGGTTCGCGTGAGCATCACAGCAATACGCGAGGCACTAGCCACGAACATCGGCACAATCTCAGGGCTAAGAACTTCGGCGGAAATACCAGACAACCCTAACCCGCCACAAGCGGTAGTCCAGCTTCAGTCTGTCAACTATGACGGCGCTATGAAACAAGGGCTAACGACTTACAATTTTTTAGTTTCAGTAATAGTCGGCAGAGTTGACGAGCGCAACGCGCAACGCAAGCTAGACGGCTACGCATCTTCATCAGGCGCTACCTCGGTGAAGTTAGCAATCCAATCAGACAAAACTCTTGGTGGCACTGCGTTCGACGTAAGGGTCACAGACATGACTAACATCGGTGCGGTATTATTAAGTGATGCAACATACCTAGCGGCAGACTTTGTCGTGACAGTTTATTCAAACTAAGGAGAACAACTTGGCTAAGTTCGTAGCTACAGATTACACAATCACCGTTGGCGGGGATGACTTAAGTGCAAGCTTGGCCGCCCTAACCCTAGACATCTCAGTAGATGAGCAAGAAACCACTGCATTTGGAAACAGTTCCCGGACTCGTATCGGCGGCTTAAAGGATGCTTCAGTAAGCCTAGACTTCCACCAGGACTTCGCAGCCGACTCTATTGACGCAACACTATTTCCACTATTGGGGACAGTAGTTGTAATCACAGTAACCCCAACTGGGGAAGCAACTGGCGCAACAAATCCGATTTACACATTCTCGGCGCTTGTGACTCAGTACACACCATTCGCTTCGTCAGTCGGCGATCTAGCCACGCTATCAGTTAGCTGGCCTGTAACCGGCGATGTAGTCCGAGCCACAAGCTAATAAGGAGCAAAAGTGAACATCAACCTACGAATCGTTTACAACGACGAAACAGCCAAGGACATTAGCGCAGGTGCGTCAGACATAGTTGCATTTGAAACAAAGTTTGATTTGAGCATTGCTCGACTTCAACAGAATGTAAAACTGACGCACTTGTTCTTCTTGGCGTGGCACGCAGAAAAGCGTACTGGCGCAGTCAAGGACACTTTTGAAAAGTGGCTTGAAAGCGTGAGCAGCATAGAGGCTCAAGACGCAAAAAAATAGAAGGGCTGGGCGATGACAGTCTGCACTGGCGCATCGTTTGGATTGCTTGTGAAACAGGGATTAGCCCGCGTGAACTGCTAGAGCTAGAGCCTCGTATGCTTTGGACAATGGGTCGCTACCTTGAAGCCAAGAATCAAAGGCAACAACGCAAGCGGTAAACTGGTAGCAAGGAGCGCGGATGATAACGACTAGCATTGACCAGCAGGGACTCCGCGAGGCTTTGAAAGAACTAAAGCAACTTGATGAAAACGCAATCAAAGACTTACGCGCAAACCTTCGCACAGGCTTAGGGCCAGCCGCTACTTCAATAGCTGGATCAGTTCCAGTTGAAGCACCGCTATCTGGCATGAATAACAAGGGCAGGCTTGGCTGGTCGGCGGTTAGAAGCTCGGTTAGCTTTACGCCAGGCAAGTCTAAAAAGTCCGGTAATAGTTTCCTTGCCACAATCAAGATAACAGGCAAGAGTAAAAAGGGCGGCTTTGAAATGGCCGAGCTTGCAGGCTCTCGCACTAAGGGCGTAACGGCATCAGGTCGCGCAATGATTCGTGGACTCAACGCACGCTACCCAATGATAAAACGTGGCGGTCGTTTTACTTATGCCAAGTTCCGCGAGCTAAGACCGCAAATCGAAAAACTCGCAATCAAGATTATCAAAGAGACAACTGACAAAGTAAACAAAAGGTTGGTGCGCTAATGTCAATCAACCTGCCGATTCTAACTAAGTTTGATAGCTCAGGCGTTGACGCTGCTGAAGGCGCTCTTGGTAAGTTCGGAAAGGCAGTTGGTGCAATTGCAATAGCGGCTGCGGCAATAACCGCTGGCATCGTCGCTAAGGGACTAAAAGACTTTGCAGACTTTGATTCAAAGCTCCAAGAGTCCGTTGCGATTATGGGCGACGTTTCCGATGTCATGCGCGACGACATGGCAGAGGCCGCCAAGCTTGTAGGACTCAACACAAAGTTCTCCGCTGAAGAAGCCGCGGAGTCCTTCTACTTCTTGGCGTCAGCCGGTCTAACCGCATCCGAGTCAATTGCCGCACTGCCACAAGTCGCCCTCTTTGCCCAAGCTGGTATGTTCGACATGGCAACGGCGACTGACTTAGCAACAGACGCACAGAGCGCACTAGGGCTTACCTCAGACGACGCAGCCGAAAACCTTGCAGGACTTACAAGAGTTACTGACGTATTCGTAAAAGCCAACACACTAGCTAACACCTCAGTAGAGCAACTGGCTGCCGCCTTTACCTCTAAAGCAGGTAACGCAATCAAGACCGTTGGTAAGGATCTTGAAGAAGGCGCGGCGGCCCTAGCCGTATTCGCCGACCAAGGTATCAAGGGCGAGGAAGCTGGAACGCTTCTAACGAACACCTTGTTCGGATTGTCTGACCGCGCCAAAGCAGTACCAAAGGAATTTGAGCGACTAGGCATTGCCGTCTTTGACGCAGATGGAAACATGAGCAACTTGGCAGACATTGCCAGAGATGTAACAGTTGCCTTTGATGGACTAAGCACCGAGCAGAAACTTGCAGAGCTTTCAAACCTAGGATTCAGCAAACAATCGCGCCAGGGTATTTTGGCGTTGGTTGGTAACAGCGAGGCGCTTACCGAATACGAAAGCAAGCTACGTGATGCCGGCGGGACTGCTGAAGAAGTAGCCGCTAAGCAGATGAACTCGCTGACTGGCGATTTGATTCTGATGAACTCGGCGTTTGCTAACGCATCTCTTGTAATAGGTGAGGCGTTTGAGCCAGCCGCCAGAGGACTAGTTGGTGCGCTTACTCCAATTGTCAAAGAGCTGACTCCATTACTTGCAGAAATACTAGACGACCTCTCGCCAAAGATTGAACGCGTTGCAAAAAACATTTCAGAGTTCGTTATTGCCTTATCTTCTGGCGAGGGCAGAGCCGATTTATTGCAGAACATTAGCGACAGCATCAAGAACTTTTTCGCTGGCGGTGGATTCAAAGACGCGCTGCTGGCGTTCAACCAATTTAGATTCGACCTGATCAAGTCAATACTTGACGCGCTGCCTGAAATACTTGAGGGCTTTGTAAAGATACTGCCGCTAGTGATTGCGTTCCTAGCAAACGAATTTATCCCTACGTTAATTGACCAATTCGTAATGATTTCTACTGAGCTTGTCAGAGTTTTAGCTGACGCTCTGCCTATGATTATTCAGGCAATCGCTGACACCATCCCCGGCATACTGGCCGCCCTTTCAGAAATGCTGCCGGTTATTCTTGACCGGTTGCTTTCCTTCATCCCAGAGGTGCTGACGGCCGCGCTGGAAATCTTCAACTCGCTTATTGACGCGCTGCTGATAATCGTGCCGCAGCTAATTACTACCGTCATCGAGCTGCTACCTCAGCTAGTAGAAACAGTCTTGGGGATGTTGCCAGAGTTTATTGACTCTGCACTTGAGTTGTTTAACGGCTTGATTACTGCACTGGTTGAAATTATCCCGATGCTACTAACTGCCATACTTGACGCTCTGCCTTCCATCCTGCTAACCGTTGTAGGTATGCTTCCTGAATTGCTAGAAGCTGGCATTGACTTGTTTATGGGCCTTGTAATGGCAGTCGTCGACATTCTGCCAGAGCTGCTAGTTGCCATAGTGAAGCTTCTTCCTGAGATAACAGCCGCAGTCGTTGGCATGATTCCTGAGCTTCTTGTTGCGGCAATTGACTTGTTCCTAGCACTAGTGACCGCAGTAATAGAAGCGACTCCCGAAATCCTAAAAGCAGTTATTGAGCTAGTCCCTGAAATCGTAGGCGCACTGATTAGCGCAATGCCACAAATGGTAGCCGCTGGCTTTGACTTGCTAACCGGTTTGGCTAAGGGCATCTACGACAACCTGCCAAAGATTGCAAGCAACATAGCGAGCAGCATCGGTAGCGCAATAACAAACGGTGTCAAGAGTATCTTCGGCATTAGCTCTCCGTCTAAGGTGTTCGCTGGAATTGGTGGGGACTTAGCCGCTGGACTACAAGAGGGCATCAAAGACTCTCAAGACCTAGCAGTTGGCGCATCGCTAGAGATGGCGAGCGAAGTGAAGTTTGCATCCGACTCGGCGTTTGATGCAGTATCGGCTGGCGCAATGTTCGCGCCTTCATTCGGCAACACCAGCTCAAAGCCAAGCGGCGGCGGTAACAAGTTCAACATTACAGTGAACGCTGGCATGGGCGCAGACGGCAATAACATAGGTCGCAAGATAGTTGAAGAAATTGTTAGATACGAGCGCGGATCAGGTCGCGTCTTTGCGAGGGCATAGTGGCGACTAACAAAGTAGAAATCGGCTTTGACCTATCCGGGCAACCCGATGCTGAGTTTGCAAAACTAGACGACGCTTTTTATGGAATCCTAGACGCTGCCCAAACGATACTTGGTGGAGCTATTTATCAAGACGTAACCCCAGATGTTATCTCTTACTCAATAAACAGAGGCAAGTCACGACAGCTTGACAAGTACCAATCTGGAACAGCGAACATACAACTGGATAATAACCTTAGAAGCTATGACCCGCTCTATTCTGCAAGCCCTTATTCAGGGCAGATACTTCCAAAGCGTGAAATAAGAATTACCTCAAATAGCATCGTTCAGTATCAAGGCGTGATTGACGACTGGGACTTGCAGTATCAGCCAGAGGGTAATTCAATAGCCATAATAAAAGCGTCTGACGAAATGAGCCAAATGGCTAACCAGTCGCTTTCCGCTGTAACCAACACAGCACAGTTCACAGGTGAGCGCATCGCGGCAATACTCGGTAACGCTGGAATGCAGTGGCCGAACAATAGAACCGACCTAGAAACTGGCTTGCAGTCTTTACAAGCTGACGTAATTTCCGAAGGGACTAACGCGCTTAGTTACCTAAATACAATTGCCGACTCCGAGCCAGGTGACTTCTACATAAACAGAGAAGGCATTGCAACTTTCAAAGACCGATACGAGTCAGCACCTGCAACGCCGCTATTGTTCGCCGATGATGGGACTGGCATCCCGTATCAGAACTTAGCTGTTGTCTACGGATCAGAACTTCTATACAACGAGGTAAGCGTTAGCCGACTCAACGGCGGCACTGAAACTGCGGTCAATCTAAAGTCGCAAGAGGACTTTGGCATTTCATCTTTCTCACTGTCAGGACTTCCGCTAGACAACGAGACAAGTGCCGAGAACCTAGCAACCTATTTAGTCTCGGGATACGCTCAGCCCGAATACCGGTTTGAAGCGATTGACATAAACATCACAGACCTAAGCAGCGTGGTGCAAACGCAGATACTCAATCTAGAAGTCACTGACTTCATTCGTCTGCTGTTTACGCCTAACAACGTTCCACCTGCGATTGACAGGTTTGCCAAGGTAATTAGGCTTTCACAAACAGTCACGCCGCTAAGCCACACAGTAACGCTAGGGCTGGCATCAACCGAGTACAACTTCTTTACTCTGTCAGATGTCATCTTTGGTAGACTTACAAGTGGCAACGCACTGAGTTACTAGGAGATTACATGACCGGCTGGAAACAATGGGCCATCGCTGAAGTCGTAGACGCTGATGAGTTCCAAACTTATCTGCAAGATCAAGTCGTTATGGTATTTGCCGATGCAGCCGCGAGAAGCACAGCACTTAGCACAAGCGTCGCTGAGGGCATGGTTAGCTATCTTGAGGATAGTTCTGCCCTGTTCTTCTACAACGGCTCAGCGTGGGTTGCAGCGGCTTCTGACGGTGACATTACGGCGGTCACAGCTGGAACGGCCCTGACCGGTGGCGGCACAACTGGCGACGTAACACTAAACGTTGATCTAAGCGCAGTCACAATTCCGGCTTCGCAGCTTAGCGACGTTACTTCTACAGCCGCAGAGCTAAACATTCTTGACGGCGTGACCGCAACAACAACAGAACTAAACTTTGTTGACGGCGTGACTTCTGACATTCAGACCCAGCTAGACGTAAGGGTGGCCGAAACAAACGGCGCAGTAACAACAGCTGCGACAGGATCTAACGTAGTAAGGAACATCACGCTATCTACCTCAGCACCCTCAAGCGGTTCAGACGGCGATGTTTGGTTAGTGTACGAGGCTTAGATGTCAGCGCACACAAAAATCGGTGGCG